ATGCAAGAAGAACATTTAGATGAAAATCTCCCATGGTCAGCACATATTATGCGTAGAATTGCTGTGGATGCTTACGAACAAGCGAAAAATGAAGAAGAAAATCAACCTTCAAATCATACTTTTGTTATTAATAACAAGGAAGATTTAGCTGATGTGATGACTCGTATTCTCAAGGGGGAATTTCAATGATGAATGAAAAAACAATTGATCTACTCATTATTTTATTTTTCACGTTAGTGATTGTAGCGAAAAGTTATGTAATCTTTGGCTTGTTATTCGCAATTACCATGCTTGTGCTTTGCGTGTTAGCAAGCAGAAAAGAGGTTAAACATGAACGAGTTAGCAAATCTTGACAACTATTTAACTGATCCTGATTATGCTAAACCACCATATGAAGCACCAATTGATGAGGAGGATGAAGATGAGTAAATCTACCTTAGAAATGAGCCATCAAGAATGGCTTGAAGACCGTAAGAAAGGCATCGGAGGTTCGGATGTTGGAACAATTTTAGGATTGAATAAATGGAAATCTCCTTATCAACTATGGCTAGAAAAAACAGGACAAGTAGTACTTGAAGAATCAGGAAGTGAGCCCGCTTATTGGGGTAATGTTTTAGAAGAAGTGGTTGCTAAAGAGTTTCAGGAACGTACAGGCAAAAAAGTACGCAGAAGAAACCAAGTATTTGAACATCCATTACATCCATTTTTAAGAGCAAATATTGATCGGGAAGTAGTGGGAGAAAATGCCATTCTGGAATGCAAAACAGCCAATCAATTTCTCGGTAAAGAATGGGAAGGCGAAGAGGTACCGCTTAGCTATCTCTGTCAAGTTCAACATTACATGAACGTTCTAAACAAAGACTATTGTTACATCGCTGTCTTAATCGGTGGTCAAAAATTTATCTGGAAGCGGATTGAACGAGATCAAGAGCTGATCGATACAATCACTGAACAATTAGTAGAGTTTTGGGAAACAAACGTTCTTGGAGGTATCGAGCCAATTATTGATGGTAGTCAAGCGACAGCTGATTTCTTGAAAGAGAAGTATGCAGATGTTGAAGACGTTCAAACGACGTTACCAATTCATTTCGATGAACTAGTTGAACAGAAAAACGAACTCAAACGGACTAAGAAAGAAATTGAATCAGCTATCCGTCAAGTAGACAACGAGATTATCAGCGAGCTAGGTAAACGTGAAGCCAGTATCGGTATCACTCAAAAAAACATCATCAGTTGGAAATTTGTCCGTACGAGACGTATGAACTCGAAGAAACTAGCAGAGAAATATCCAGATGTCGCAAATGATGAAGAGATTTATAACGTTACTGAATCAAGAAGGCTAACCGAAAGGGAGATCAAATAATATGGCAACAAATGAATCGTTAAAAAATCAATTGGCAGCAAAGCCACAGAAACAAGTTGCACCAGGTCAATTAGGACTTAAAGCTTTGATGAATACACCAACAATGAGAAAGAAGTTCGAAGAGGTGCTTCATGACAATGCTAATGCTTTTATGTCGAATGTTATGACTCTTGTATCTAATGACAGTTATCTTGCAGATAGTGAACCGATGTCTATCATGAGTGGTGCGTTAACTGCTGCAACATTAAATCTTGGGCTAGATAAGAATTTAGGTTATGCATATTTAGTTCCATTCAATAGTAAAAACAAGCAAACAGGAAAATGGGAAAAGAAAGCTCAATTCATGCTTGGCTATAAAGGATATATCCAATTAGCCCAACGATCAGGTAAATACAAAGCATTAAATGTGATCGAAGTTTACGAAGGAGAACTAAAAAGCTGGAACCGACTGACAGAAGAGTTTGAGTTTGATCCAAATGGTAGAACGTCTGATGAAGTCATTGGATATGTTGGCTATTTCGAGTTACTGAATGGATTCAAAAAAACTGTCTATTGGACCAAACAAGAAATCGAAGCTCATCGGATTGCTAACAATAAAGATCGCGATAAGACAAAGTTAAGTGGTGTGTGGGCATCTGATTACAATGCAATGGCACGAAAAACTGTTTTGAGAAATCTTCTTTCTAAATGGGGAATCTTGTCCATCGAAATGCAAGAAGCCACCACATCGGATGAGAGAGTCCAAAGGGTTCAAGAAGACGGCAGCATTATTGCTGAAACAGAAGTTGAAGAAGATATTCCTGAAAGAAAAGAAGCAGAGGTTATATCTGAAGAAAATGAAGATGTACAAACTGGATTATTTGATGCATCTAATCCGCCGTTAAACAAATAATGAGGGAGCTTTCTCCCTTGCTTTTCTAGAGGAGAAATACGAATGAACACAGGATATGTCAAATTACATCGAAAAGTGATGAATTCATTCGTTTGGACCAATCCTTATATGTATAAATTATGGAACTTGTGTTTGATGAAAGCGAGTCATGAGAATCGCAAGATACTTTTTAATGGAAAAGAGATACAAGTGAACAGCGGAGAATTCGTCACAGGGCGCGATGCTATCACATCTGAGATGAACGAAGGCGTGAAACGTGAACATCAAGTGAACAGCGGTTCTGTATGGAGATGGCTAAAACAATTTGAAAAAAACGGAATGTTGAACATCAAATCAACTACGAAATACAGCGTTATATCAATAAAAAACTGGTCTTTGTACCAAAGCAGTGAACAACAAATGAACATCAAACGCACAACAAGTGAACAACAAGTGCACACAAACAAGAATGAAAAGAATTATAAGAATGAAAAGAATAATAAAACATCATCGTCGCAACCACGCAAAAAGCGTGTTTACGACACCGACTCAGTTTACTACATTCTCGCGGAGGAGTTATTCAAACAGATTTGTCAGAATCAGGAAATCAAAAAGCCGAATCTGCAAAGTTGGGCAGATGACATTCGGAAAATGATCGAGATCGACAAGCGGACCGAAAACCAGGTACGGGGAATGATTGAATGGAGTCAGCACAATGTGTTTTGGGCATCGAATATTTTATCTGCTAAAAAATTGCGAGAAAAATACGACACAATGGCAGCGCAAGCAAATCGTGATTATAAAACAAAACAAACTAAAACGCTTGAATACGAGAAATTTAGCACAGATGAGTTGCCTATTTGAGAGGAGGCGTAGGCATGGAAACTGTTGGGGAAATCATGGAAAAGCTGATACAGAAAGTGCTTGTCCAACGTGGCGAATGTCCTGAATGCGGACAGCCTTTGTATGGATGGCGTACGAAGAACCCTGATGGCTCAGAACGTTGTAAGCCAACCTGTATGCAATGTGGGTATAAAGCATTGCGAGTTCAGGAAGACTTACAAACAGAACGAATTTACAACGAGAGCCTGAAAGCAAGAGCAATCAATTTTTTCAAAGGTGGTTCTGTTGTGCCTAATCAAGCGTTGTTTGATTGCACATTGCAGAATTATCAAATTGTCGATCAAGAAACAAGACAAGCGGTTGAAGTAACCAAACGCTTTGTTAATTCAGTCTTGTTAGGAAATCCAAGTCACCTTGTTTTAACTGGAAAACAAGGAACAGGTAAAAGTCACCTAGCGATGGCAGCGGCTTGGGAAGTCTTGAAGCGATCAAACTACGATAAAAAAATCTTATTTATCGGGTTACAGGAAATGCTGGATCAAATCAAATTTTCGTACAACAATCCTGAACTCAGAAAAACGATTGAGGGATCGTTGATTGCAGATATCAAAACAGCGGATTTAGTCATCATTGATGATATCGGTTCAGAACTAGGAAAAGATGCATCAGATAGTCGAGCGTTTGGCATAAACACGCTAAATTCGTTCTTGGATGCACGACAGAACCTAGCAACGATTATCACAACGAACTTGCTTGGTGAAGAACTGAAAAAAGCTTACGGTACGAGAACAATATCAAGAATGTTTGTCAACTCTGATGGATTTACGATGGTATTTTCTCAAACAGCAGACAAGCGCATAAAACCAGTCAAAGGAGCGATCGCATGAATTTGACTAAACAAGAAAAAAGAATCTGTCGTCAGATAATGTTGCAAATTATAGGTGATCGTGACATGGACGAATTATCTCAACAAGAGAGTCGAATGGTTCGGAAGATAAGTAAGCTAATTATTTATCGGGATACAGAAAGATTTCTCACTGTTTTAGGTAACGTCTACGAGAATCCAGAGTTATTGGAGGTAGAGTAATTGCCAAAAATATTAGATGCATGTTGCGGTAGTAGATTGTTCTGGTTTGATAAGAACAATTCTGACGTAACATTTATGGATTGTCGTCAGCAGTATGAAGAATTATCAACAGGTCATGTGATCAATGTTGATCCAGATGTGGTCGCAGACTTTCGCGATATGCCTTTTGAAGATGATGTGTTCGATATGGTTGTATTTGACCCGCCACACTTAAGACATGTCGGCGAAAACTCATGGCTTGCCAAAAAATATGGAAAATTAGACGAACTTTGGCCAGAAGACATCAGGCAAGGTTTTGCAGAGTGTATGCGAGTTTTACGACCTTCAGGAACATTAATTTTTAAGTGGAACGAGGAACAGATACCACTTTCTGATGTGTTAGAGGCTATTGGAGAACAGCCATTGTTTGGTAATAAACGAAGCAAAACACATTGGCTTGTGTTTATGAAAAAATTCAGCTAACGGAGGAAACAAAGGAGGAAAAGTAATGAAGATTGTATTAAATAAATGTTTTGGTGGCTTTGGGTTGAGCCATGAAGCAAAAATGGAAATTTTTAAAAGAAAAAATATTGAAGTATTCCCATACATCAATAACTTTAGCTATGACTCAGATGATGAATACACGAGATACACAGGCCAAAAGCTAGGTTCGATGGATTTTATCTACTATTTCAAAAAAGACCCGAAAATCGACAAAGTTACAGGAATTTATAGCGAAATTGACCGACTGTACGGAATTGCTGATGATTCCAGTTTTTCAAGTGATTCAAACAGAGGTGATAAGGACCTCGTTGCTGTTGTCGAAAAACTAGGAAGTGAGGCCAGTGGACCATATGCAAGTCTTAAAGTCGTTGATATACCCGATGGGGCTGAGTGGGAAATAAGTGATTATGACGGCGTTGAAACTGCACATTATGGTTTTCAAACAGGTAGTATTTAGTCCACTAATGACAACTAAAGAGGAGGCAGAAGGATGAGTGAAGATGAATACTTTGAACAGTAGTCTATTAACGACAGAGATTTTTAACTGGAAAGGGGTGTAGTCATGGACGCATCGGAAGTAGTAAATAAAATTAATAGTCTCAAAGAGGTTTTCGGAGACGTCGAAGTAGTGATAAACGCACAAGGCTATGACAACGAATTTTTTAAGCAGATTACCGACATTAGCATTCAGCAAGGAATGGAAGACGAAGACGGAAACTTTATCGATGAAGTAGCCATTTTAGTGACTTGCGAGTAAGTAATTGACAGCTAAAGAGGAGGAAGCGGAATGAAACTAAAAGACGGATTTTACTCCAGCGGCCACGGCATCGGCGGTTTAATGCTAGATATGCCGACAAAGAATCCTAAAACACGTAAGAAACCAAAATTCAAAGTCGGTGACATGGTTCGCTGCGAAGCAGAAGGATTCATCTATCCATTTCGTGGATATGTAGAACACGTCTATAATCACTCAGCAATCATTCGCATTGAAAACACGATGGAATGTGATAAGTGGTTAGCGAAAAGCAAAGAGAATTTAGCAGTGGTGAGATTGGTGGACATGGAAGTTATAAAATCTTAATTTTGCTTTTTTACAACTATCCTACAACAATGAGCGTTATTCCACAACTGGAAGGAGAAGAGGCAATTGTGAACATTTTAGAGAATATAGATATTAAGCAAACAAGGAAAAATGCTAGACGATTACTAAAAAGATACAGAAATTTAGAACGTTTGGTCGGACCAGTGAAAATAGACTTTTCCGTGATGACTGTTACCAAAAATTTGAAATTCACAATTGACAGTCAAAACGAAGAAATCATTGAAGCGATAAGTACTCGAGATTCGGTTATCGAAGCATTAACACGGCTAAGTAGAATCCATTTCCAGGTACTTTATTATAGTTATTGTTTTCCTAATAAGATGTCAATGTATCAAATAGGAGAAAAATTAGGATATTCCGATAGAACTATCGAGAGAATGAAGGCAGTAGCTTTGGTTGAATTTGCTGAGGCGTATAAATCAGGAGAACTCATTTCACGTACAAAATAAAAAAAGTCGGATTCCTCCGACTATGAATAATATTTCCGACATAAGTATTATATCATAATTGGGGGAATCAGAGGATGGTACTTTTCGATGTAAAGAAATATGAGACACCAAGCGCGAAAGATGTTGATATGGAACGCACAAAACATAATGTCGCTGTGTTTCTTTCAGCATATCTATCAGCTAGATGTAGAGTAGGGCAACATCGAGAACCAAAAGTGACAGCATCTTATTCCTTGGTTCCACCTTCTACAGCTGATCATATATTTGAAGCAGAAAGAATGCTGATCGATAAAGAAGAAGCACAGGAAGAATTTGAGTATCTGCATAAATTGTTTGTTCGAGGCTATTCAGCGATACAGCATCCGCATAAGCCTGATGTGACTGAAAGGCGCAAGAAGATATTCTATGATCGTTATATCAATGGTCTGCCCATTTATGTAACTGCTCAAAGGAATAATACTAGCGAAGAATCGGTTAAAGTAGAATCAAACAGAATTATCATCCAATTTGCTTCATCGTTAGAACTGGTTGCTTTCAAGTAGCCAGTTTTTACACTTTTTATACCCTTTTATTACCAATTTGGTTTCCATTTTATACCTTTTTTATACCAATCACTTACCTATTCAACGTTGTATTATGATAGTGTCGAAAAATTAGGAAACAGGATCGACAAAATAAAATGTAAGGGAGGAAATCTCCCTCATCGTTTAATTAAGCTTCGATAGGCAGCAACGGAAATATTAAGAATAAGGATGTGAATTTCAACTCCTTCTAAATTGTTCTTATTATCTATCATCCGTTGCTGTCTATTGTTTTTTTAATTATTCACACGATAACTAAAGGTAAGTGAAGAGAAATGATTCCATTAATAATTTCAATTTTTGCGCTTTGTCTTAATGTATATATGATTGGATTTAAAAATGGGCAAAATAAAAAATAGTAGCAGCCAAGAATAATTTTATAGTGTCACTGTGGCGGAAAGGGTAGACGCTAAGCATGTGTGCTAGGTCAATGCTTCGGCAACCATGCAAGGTTCGATTCCTTGCCAGTGACTTTGGCAACCGAGGCATCGGCGGTTTAAAAATATAGGGGTGCGCAATTTCGTACGCGTTTTGTGCATCGTGTAGGTTGCTATTACATAACTGGTTAGGTTAGATTGAGATTTGGGATTCGGTACAAATGAATCGTCAAATGTCTCAAGCACAGGATCGGAAACGTCCCTGCCTGTGCATTACATATTAGATCACTCTTTGAGTGGTCTTTTTCTTTACATAAAGGAGGCTACATAATGAGAAACTACTGGTATGTATCGCTAACTAATGAATATCCTCGAACCATTGATGATTGTTCAGTGCGTGTTGTGCGTTCTGTACAAATCAAAGGGAAGTACTCTATTGTCGAAATGGGGAGAGAAGCAGAACCATGTGAGATTGATGCGTGCAAGCTCGTTTATTGCGGTCATGGTTTCTATGATGAACCAAACATTCAAAATAATATTAACAAGAATTTGAGGGATTAGAATGCAAGAAATGGCTTAAAAATCTCCAATCAGGACAAATCAAGTTAGACAAAGTTTCCGATTTAAAGATATTGATTGAAGCTGATTTAATGCTAAAAGATATTGAAAATTAGAAAACAAAACTCAACCTAAACAGAATGTGAGGTGGTGTGTATTGAATGGCAAGACAACGTGATCCAAGACGTGATGAAGCCAAAAGAATTTGGTTAGAATCCAACGGAGAAAAGCAGTTAAAGGAAATTGCATCTGAATTAAATGTTTCAGATTCTCAGGTTAGAAAATGGAAATCGCAAGACAAATGGAGCGCTGAATTGATTAGTAACGTTACCAATGGCAAAAGTAACGTTACTAATCAAGGTGGCGCTCCTATTGGTAATCAAAATGCTAAAGGTAACAAAGGAAATAGCCGAGCTTCTCCGCCAGTGGGTAATAAAAACGCTTTGAAAACAGGTGAGTATGAAACAATATTTTTTGACACGTTAACCGATAATGAGAAGGACATCTATTCTAGTTTGAATGATGATCCTTCTTTTGCTTTGTCCGAAGAAATACGACTTCTTAAAATAAGACAACTTCGAATGATGAAAAGAATCCAACAAGCTGAAGCTGGACTAAATGATGAAGAAGTCGAACGATTGCAGCAGCTAAGAAAGATTAAAACTCCGATTGAAAAAAATGGTAAAAAGCTAGAAATCAAGCGTGAGGTTATGCAAGATGTGCAGATTAGCAGAAAAAAACATCGCAAAATTGATGATATTCTTTCAATTGAAGATTCATTGACTCGGATTAGCAACCAGTTAGCTAAAGCCATCAAGCAAATGAATGAACTTTATATGAATGAATACAGAACTGATTTAATTAAAGCTCAGACTGATAAGATCCAAGCTGAGACAAATGAAATTGGCGGAAATAATTCAGGTGAAGAAATAGAAGAATGGAAACAGGCAGTTTTAAATGCCGCAAACAAACGGGCGGTGAAAGAAAATGAATAATGAATTTATTCCTTTTGCTGATATTGGTTCTGCCATTGATTATTACTATGATAAACCAGTAGCTTTTTGCCAAGATATTTTGCATTTGAATCCTGATGAATGGCAAGAAAATGTTTTAAATGATTTAGCTGAATTTTCAAAGGTTTCTGTTCGTTCTGGTCAAGGAGTTGGAAAAACAGCATTAGAAGCAGGAGCAATACTTTGGTTCTTAACGTGTCGACCCTACGCTAAAGTAATAGCAACAGCTCCGACAATGAAGCAACTTTACGATGTACTTTGGGCAGAGGTAGCTAAATGGTTAAATGATAGCTTGATCAAAAACTTACTGAAGTGGACAAAGACCAAAATTTATATGGTTGGTGATTCAGAGCGTTGGTTTGCTACGGCTAGAACAGCGACTAAACCAGAAAGTATGCAAGGTTTTCACGAGGACCATATGTTGATTGTGGTAGATGAAGCTTCTGGTGTGTCTGATCCAATTATGGAAGCTATTCTTGGTACGCTATCAGGTTTTGATAATAAGCTGTTGATGTGTGGAAACCCCAATAATATTGAAGGTGTCTTTTATGATTCCCATAATTCAGACCGTGATAAATACAGAGTTCATAAAGTATCAAGCTATGATAGTAAACGTACAAACAAAGACAATATAGAAATGATTCTTAAAAAATATGGAAAAGAAAGTGATGTTGCTCGTGTCCGTATTTTTGGAGAATTTCCGAAAGGTGCGTTGGATTCATTTATCAGTCTTGAAACAGTTGAATTGGCTACAGAAAAACAAATTAGTGATTCTTTAGTCAATAAAACAAAGGTTGCTCATATTGGTGTCGACGTAGCTCGATATGGTGATGATTCTACGATTCTCTTTCCTAGAATTGCTACCAGGGCATTGGAGTATGAGAAGTATTCAAAACGTAGCACCATGGAAACAACAGGATATGTCATCAACATGGCCAAGAATCTAATGAGTCAATATCCGAGTATTGATAAAGTGATGATTAAAGTCGATGACACTGGTGTCGGAGGTGGTGTAACCGACCGCCTAGAAGAACTTATAGAAGACAAACATTATCCTTTTGAGGTGTTTGGAGTGAATAACGGTTCAACATCAGAAGACGATTTTTACGATAATTTAGGTACTCAACTATGGGGAAACATCAAGGAAATGTTAGAAGAAAATATGACAGCAAATCTTAACGGAGAACAGCCTGTTATTGAATTGCCTTCTGATAGTTCGTTAATCAAAGAATTAAGTACTCGCAAATTCAAAATGACAAGTAGAAGTCGTATACGTTTAGAAAGTAAAGATGATATGAAAAAGCGAAATATTGGTAGTCCCGATATTGCTGACGCACTGGCTTTAGCGTTTTATGAGCCACCAAGTCACTATCAATTTATTCAATTTTAGGAGGTGAGCTTTTGATTAGTACAGTATTATCTTTAGAGAGATATAAGAAGCTACGTGTTAAATATGCAACACAAATTGAAGATGGAATGTTTGATCCGAATGGTTTTATAGAAGATATGAAACCATTTTTTGCTGATCGCGAAAGAAAATATCTAGCTTATACTAGCGAAAAGAATGAAATAGATAATAGACCAAAGCCTAACACTGATATTGTAAAAGTTAATAATAAACTTCATGCTGGTATGTATTCAATTGTCGTAGACCAAGCAGTCAATCATTTTACTGGTATACCTATCAAATGGGATTACGATGTATCGGAACAAAAAAGAACACTCATTCAAAGATTAAAAGATAAATTCTTAAAAAATGATATAGAACTTCCGACAGTTCCAGAAGCTTTTAACAAATTAACAAGCAATCTTGATTCCATGAGATTCGCAATGCTTGATTCTGAAACTGCAACTTTTCAAGGAGCTTGTGGAGTAGCTTTCCGATTGCTAGAGCCTGTGGAAGAAGATGATGGTTGGAAGTTAAGAGCAAGTAATATTGAACCTTGGAGAGCAGAAAGATATGGAAATGCCGGAATCTATATCAAAGAAAAGTATGACTCTTACCAGAAAAAATTTTTTCAAGAAATGAAAGTTATGACAAGAAATAAAATTCTGACATATGCTTGCTATGGTGATTTGAATTTTGTTACAAGCGGAACGTTCAAAAAAATTGATGAGACCGATAACCCTTTGGGGACGATTACCTTGGCAGAATTTAAAAATAATACGAATCGTTATTGTGATTTTGAAGTAGCTGAGGAAATTGGAGATGCAATTGATCGTGCTTTGTCTGATCAACAAAACGAAATCGAACAATTTAAGCTTGCGTACATGCTTGTTACTGGCACAACAATGAGCAAAGGCACTGCTAAAGAAATGATGAATCAGCTAGGGATTATCAACTTAAAAGCCCCTACTGCAAAAGCTGAATATGTCACAAAAAATTTAGCAAAAGATTTCAATGAATATCATATGGATCTATTGAAAAAACAGTTTTACACCATTTGTAAAGCAATCGATTTTAACGATGAGGTGTTTAAATCAAACAGTTCTGGAGAAGCTCGCAAGTGGCAAATCATTAGCCTAGAAGCGAAAACAAATACTAAAGAGCAATATTTTAGAGAAGGATTGAAAGAATGCGCAGAAACAATTGCTGCTTTTCTTAAGTTTCATGACAAAGTAGAAATTGAGCCTGAAAAAATTATTTTTACTTTCTCTAGATCTTTGCCAACTGATTTAAGTTATTTAGCTGAAGCTTTACCTAAACTTGCACCATACGTATCCAAACGAACTATTCAGAGCCAAATTCCATTTGTAACAGATGTTGATTATGAAAATGAAATGATGGAATTGGAAAGTGGAAGTGCTTATCCAGATAGTGAATACAATTTTGGCGGAGGTGGCAATAGTGACGATAGAAACGAAGTATTGGACCAAACGTCGAGAACTGGAGGATCAAGCAAGGCTCAAACAAGAAAATCAGACACTTAAAAAATTAACTAGTGTATTTCCTGAAGCACTGAAAGAGATACAAGCAAAACTATTATCACAAGCTGACTTACACAATATCACTTATCCAGAAATGATGGAGTTTTACAGTACAAGTAATCAGAAAAAATATCGTGAATATGTGGAAAAAAATTATAAGTCATTAAAAATGTATGATGCAAAATACAAAGAGTTTATCGATGAATTTTTTCCACCATTTGACTATGCAAAAGTCAATCGCTTATTACAAATACGATCAGATGTATTTAAAATTCTTGCAGAATATGCGATGGATGCAGATGTGAATCAATATTTTTCTGATCGCTTAGAGGAAATTCTTCAAAGAACATATTCTTCTAATGCTAATGTTTTTGTTCAACTTTTAAACGTTGATATACCAAATTATTTACCAGAAAATGAAATTAAACATTATTTGAACTATCCATGGTCAGGAAAGACATTTTCAAGAAGACTTTGGGGAAATATTTCATCGCTTGAACAGAAACTCTCTAATGCTATTGTAAAAAGTGTTGCTAGTGGAGAAGGCGTTATACACGCATTAAACACCATGAGATTAGACTCAGAAATTTGTGACATGTTTAAGTTAGAAGAATCAAAGTATAACAAAGCGATAGAAAATCTCGTTCGAACGGAGTATGCAAAATTTGCACAAGATGGTATTGAAAAATCATATTTAGAAACAGGTATTGAGGAATACAACGTATTGACTGCAAAAGATGAGAGAGTTTGCCGGATTTGTGGAGGAAAGGCAAGTAAGAATCCCTATAAACTGAAAGATGCTGTCATAGGTGAAAATCGAGCACCTTTCCATAGTCGTTGTAGATGTACGGATGTTCCTAATTTACCAAAATTAGGAAAGGATATTGATGAAGAATATGACCGTTTATTTGGCGATTTATTAGATGAGTTTGCACATGATTCTTTTGGAATTAATTTGAAACGGAGGAAGTAGAATGAAAGATTTTTTTGAAGCAGTACTAACAATTAATGTAAATGCTGATATTGCAGAAGCCTACAAAACAGCTATTGAGTCTGAGAACCATCCTAATGGCTTGAGAGACCATTGGAATGGCAATTATGCCTACGTGGTTATTGGCGATCAAACTGTTAATTATCAAGATAATACTCCAGTTGATAAGAATACCGTTAATTTAACGATTCAATTATTATCTCATTCATTACCAAATTTAAAAGAAACAGTTGATTGGTATGAAAAGATGGGATGTATTGTTGTTAGAACTGACTACAAAGAAGGAAAGTCTAGTAATTAGGCTTTTTTATTTTGTCCGAAATGACGTTAAACTAGCGCAATACTGGGCTTGGTTGAATGGTGGGGCGCAACTATTAAAACTCAAAGCAATGCGGGGCGTGAAAACGAATCGTGGGGCGAAAGGAGAATGAGCATGAAACACAAATCATTAATGCCAATGAATTTGCAATACTTTGCCGAAGGTGACGATCAAAAGTTTTCTTTTGATGACTTCAAATCTTTTGTGGAATCCAATGAAGAAGCTCAAAAATTTATTCAGTCACAATCTCAAAGTGTTGCCGACAAACAATTGGAAGCTTGGAAACAAAATAACTTAGATAAAATTAAACAGGATACCATCAAGGAATATGAGGAATCTAAGAAAAACAAGTCACCTGAGCAAATTCAACTGGAAAAACTACAAGCTGAATTTGAAGCAGAAAAAGCGTTGCGTGTGACAAGTGATAATAAAGCATTTGTTGCAGAACAAATTGCTGGATTAGAACTAGATGGAGAGTTAAAAGAGTCTATTTCTCAATTTATGCTAAATAATCTTGTTAGTTCGGATACAGATTTCACTAAGAATGCTGTTGAAGGTTTTACAAGTGTTTTGAATGCAATTAATGAGAAACATGCAGATGCATTAAAAGAACTACAAATGAAGTCTGCATTTGGTGGAACTCAACAATCGAATAACCAGGTTCAGCAGAACAATGAAACATTAACAAATCCAGAAGAACAATTAGGACAAATTCTTCAACAATTTAACTAGGAGAGTGAAAAATTATGAAAAAAACATCTTTAAATAATTTAGAGTATTTGGATATTTCACCAGCGATTAATGCTATGCAAGTACCAAATACACCTTTTTTAAGCTATTTACTTGGTGCTGGAAAAACAGAGCCAGCAAACTCGACAGAAATTAAATGGCGTGAATATGATATCAACAACGATGATTCTTCTGAAAAACTTGAGGGCGGAGAATATCCAGATGCTGAATCAGGTCGAACTTGGTTTAACAACTATACTGAAATTTTTAGAAAATCAACCTCTGTATCTGGTACATTAGATGCTATTAATGTGAATGGAGTCGGAAATGAATTAACTAATCAAGTAGCACTACGTGGTATGGAAATGAAAATTGATTTGAACCGAAAATTGATTACTGGTGTAAAAGCTGATGAAAATGGTTCTAAAGGTCGTCGAATGAATGGGATTTTGAACTTGATCAATTCAGCAAATAAGGCAGAAACAGCCACTGCGGGTGCAGTAACAAGAAAAGATATCGATACTTTATTTAAATTGATGTATGAAAAAGGTTATATGGGAGAAAAACTATGCTTGATTTCTCCAGATATGCAGGAGTTAATGACTGATGAGTTAGATGGAAAATCAACAAAAATTGTTCAGTTCGGGGAAAGAGTAACTTTTGGATTGCAAATTGGAAATATCGTGTCTAATTACGGTACAGGTATTGCTCTACTAGAACCATCATTGCCAAAAGGAACAATTGCCGCAATCGATACTAATTATGTGAAACTACGTCCATTACGTGAATGGAGAGCAGAAGAACTTGCAAAAACAACGGATTCTAGACGTATCGGTCTTGTAGGTGAATACTCTCTTGAATACAATGCTTCAAACTCTGGGGCAATTTTAAATTTAAAGTCTGAATAAAAGGGAGTTAGTACTCCCTTTTTTGATAGGAGGAATTACAGTGGTAAAAAAAGATGAAACTAAAAAAGATGAAGTCGTGAAATATAGAGTAGGTAAAACTAAAAATTTTGTTGGGTTTGTTCATCCTAAAACTCGTAGATTTATCACAGCAGATTCAAATAACGAATTTATCATTTCTATAGATGATAAAGAAGCAATTGCAATTTTGGAAGATGCAATTGATGTTAATGAAATTTAGGAAGTGATCTGATGGATGAATCGCTAAAAACGGAAATCATTGAGTCTACAAAAGAAGATTTTCCAGATTTGAGTGAAGAACGCATAACTAATTTATTAGAAATAATTTTGCTAGAAATTGAATCATACAACAC